TGAGCGTCATGGAATCAATGCGAAGGGTTGCGTCCTTACGTGATTGCAAGATCATCGTTGCCTGGTTTAGTGATTCTGCATCCGTTTGCACCAGGATTCCGGTTCTTGCTCCTGAATGGATGAAGTAATTATCGATCGATGTCTGGTCGCTGACGATTTGGTTTGTGCCGTTGAGCCTTTGGACTGAAACGTTATTTACGATCAAGGTGTCATCAAAGGCCAGGTCAATCTGGGAATATGAAATTCCTGATCCGGTATCGCTGAAAACTGTCGGTGTCGAGTCTGCGTACTGGCTCACTGTGGTTCTTGAGTAGAAGGTTGCATTTCCTTCTGCGTCCAGAAAGAAGCCACCGAATTCGCTATTTTCTACCGTCTGAATTGCTTCGAGGACGGTGCGATCTGCTGTTCCTGGATCTGCCTGCATCGTGCTATCGCCTGTATTGATATCTCTTTGCGATTGAGGCCAGTCGACAACATCCAGAAGTTTGTTGATACGCGTTCCGCTTAGTTGCCCTGCTCCGGTATCTGGCACTGTGCTAATGGCTGCGTTATTGAGAAGGCGGAAGCCGTCGACGCAGTTGAGGATCACCCGGGATACTTCATTGGCTCCGATTGCGAATGTGGTGTCATAGCTCGTAACGAATCCGGAGAAAAGGTAATAACGGACGCCTTCATAATCTGCAAAGATTCGAATCTTGCGCAGCGGTATCAGTTTGCCGTAGTAGGGGCCTGCTGTATTGGCCGGGTTCCAGTCGCCGTTTTCATCCTTGATCTCAATAACGGCCGTTCCTGCTTCGAATTTGTTCAGAATGCGGTTTCGTCCTCTACGGATTGATGATCGCAAGATAATCTCTGAAATATCGACCGAGTCGTCTGCGTCTGCGAGCTGGCCTGTTCCTAGCACGCCCTTGACGGCGTCATCTAGCGTGAAAGCTGTGGAAATAAAGGCCGGGCCATTTGTGAAGTCGATCGTGGCTCCGAGCTGTGGAATGCCTGCCATCAGAGTTGAATCGCTGTCTTTGTGATTGCCTGGCCGTTATTTTGGCCCTGAAGAATCGCGTTACGGATCGCGTTGACGAGGTCACCTTCGCTGGTAACGCTACCGTTTACAACGATGTTGACGGTGGATCCGCCCATCGATCCCATGCGGTTGAGTGGGATTACGGCTTCTGGCCCGGCTTCGCCGATCAGCGCTGTGGTTGGACTTGTAACGATTCCGCCGCTTGCCAGTTTTGGCATGCTGCTGCCGAATAAATTGTCTTTGACTAATGTTTGTCTGTATGGAGCAAGAAGATCAGCACGAATTGGCCCAGTGAGATTGGATGCTTCTTCTGCTCGTCTGAAACTTCCAGGCGTGGTTCTTGGGAATGGTGTTACTTGAATCTGAGTTTCTGGGATCACTGGTGCTGGTGTTACTGGCTCTGTAATCTTTGCGCCGGAAGCTAAAACGTAGGCGTTTAGAGCTGCGAGCGCGTTCTTCCATGATTGTGCTGCCTGGTTGCCGGGTGTAGGCCAAAGATCCGAAGGTGTTACGCCCTCGGAGATTTTAGTTGCGTAATCGGCGACTTCTTTATTTGTTAGCCCCCACTTGGTCGCGAGCTTGTTGATTTCTTCATCTGAAAGTTTGCCATCGTTTAAAGCTGCAAAGAATTCAAGATAAATCTGCGCTTGTCTAGTTGTAATACCCCACTGTGATGCAAGTTCTCCGACTTCTCTTGTCGAAATCTTTCCATCGTTGACTGCGAAGATTGCGCTGGTGTATGCGATGACTGCGTCCTTGCTAATTCCCCATTTCTGGGATAGGACAATTACTTCTTCTGGTGAAATCTTGGAATCTGCAACAACGCCGAGCAGATCAGTGTATCGCTTGATCGCTTCGTTTGCTTTGAGTTGCGCTTCAAGGTTTTCCAGGATGGCCTTTACTCGGGCTGCTTCTTGGATGTTCGCTTGCTTTACCAGGTTCAGACGTGCTGCTTCGAGCTGGATTGGATCTGTTTCTGTGGTTGGTTTGACGTTGAATTTCTTCAATGCTGCCAGCGCCTTTTGTGTCTGAATAAGTTTTAGGTCTGCTGCTGTGAGATTCTTTGTGTTCTTTCCTGCTTTGCCGAGGTCGATATTAAGTCCAGCAAGGCTCTTGAGATAGTCTTCGGTGGTTCCGTTTAATCCGTCGAATGAAAATTCTAAATCTTTACCGGTGCTTTCGAGCGCATTCATCTCGCTATTGGCTTTTTTAGTAATGAGATAAAGACCGCCGAGTGATGCTGCAAATGCAGCGGCTCCAGCGACGGCTGCTGCTACTGAAATTCCGCCGGTTGCTACGGCCTGCGCTGCTGCTGCTCCAAGTGCCGCAGCTCTGATTGCCTGGTAAGCCTTGACCAGCCCTTGTATGGCTGTAACGAATGCGATTACTTTGCCTGCTACGAATGTTGCTGCAAATATCGCGCCAAGTGTTACGAAGACTTCTTTGTTCTTTGCTACGAACGAAAATATTTTGAAGAGAATGAATCCAAAGCCGATGATCGCTTTCAGCGCTTTACTTAAAGCGGCGACGAGTTTATCTCCGTTCTCATTTATAAATGTTTGAACGGCTGGAATGACTTTGGTCATTACAATTTGAGCGAAGTTTTCCAAGACTGGAATGAATGCATATCCCAGTTGATCGAGGACTTGGTTAAAGGCTAACTGTAAACGCATCATTCTAAATTCGAAGGTTTCAGCGCGTTTGCCTGCCTGCCCTGCAAAGGTTTCGCCAAGCGATAGCAGAATTGCATTTAGGTCTTTGGATTTTACTGCTGCTGCGTCAAGTGGCACGCCGAGTCTGGTAAGTGCGCCAACGTTGCCACCGATTGCTTTGGCGAGGGCGAGAGAAACCGCTTCTAAATTTTTACCTGTTCCGGCAGAAATATCCAGAGCGAGGTTTTGTAGTATCTGCGCCTGTGTGACGTCTTTGGTTGCTTGTATCAAAGTTTGCAGTGAAGGAATCAATTCTTCATTGTCGACGCCTACGAGCAATTCTTTCGCATCTAGGTATTTGACTGTGGCGGCGATTGCTTCGTCTGTTGCTCCTGTTGTATTGCGTAGCGCAGTTGCCAGGGCGACTTGCTGTTTCTGATCTGCCATCGCGCCCTTGACGGCGTCTGTGCCGACCTTGATTGCGAATGCGGCGCTGGCTGCTGCCGCGATGCCGAACGCCTTGCCGACCTTGCCTGCGAATTTGTCGAAAGATTTTCCGAGCTTGTTGATATCGCGGCTTGCTGCCTTGCTGCCCTTGTCTGAATATTGAGTAAGAATCCGGGCGGTTACTGCACCTATTGCCATGCTCGGTTATCCCTTCTCTTTATTTAGATTGGCTTGCAGGGTCTTCTCTGCGTCATTCATTGCGGCTCTGATATTGGCATAAATTCTGGGGCGATCGCGATCAATGACGGCCCATATTCCTCGGCTGGCTTTGCGGAAGCGATCTTCCATAACGGTGATGAGCTGGCGTCCTGTTTCTTGCCCTGGTGTTCTGCGTCCTGCAATTTCAAAGATAACGCCAGAGGCGGTCTTGTTGAATAGTGCGCCGGCGCTGGTGGTGTAATCCGACCTCACGCGCCCCTCTGAGCGAGTTTTAATGATGCCCTGGCGAATCGCTTGCGGATCCCATGCTGGCCAGCCCTGGCCACCTCTGACGCCCTTTCGGGGCTTGGTTGCGGCCACTGTTCGCCATCCACTCATGGGCGGCTTGTCTGGGATCTGGTCTTTGGCATCTCCTTCGGCTCGGCGCAGCTCGTCGTTGATTACTTTATTCAGGCGACGAGCTGCGTCCTTGTCGAACTTCTTCAAGGCGGCGGTGGTTTCTTTGATGCCGCTAATTATTACGACGTCATTGGCCATGTTTGTTTGCCGCCTTTGCTTTCTCTTTAAGATAAATCACGATCGCTTCAAGAATGCCATCTGGTGCATCTAATAAGGAAATCGGATCTAATCCTGTTTCCACAGAAACTGCTGCTATTGAGTAGGTCAGGCTATCTCTGTGGATTCGGAATTTGGGTCTGTGTCGAGTTGCACTCCTTCGAGCGTATCTAAGAAGTCTGGCCCGAAGGGTTTTACAACCACTCCGTTGGATCTAAGTGCAAGCCATCCCAGGTAATAGATGTGTTCGAGTTTCTGCTCTTCGCCGATGAGTTTGGCTAGACCTTTGCCGTACTTTTGTTCAAAGTCGACGATGATGCGTGGACGCAATGAGAACGTTTTTTCCACGCCATCAGTCGTCTTGACTTTGATATGTAATCCATCCATCTTTTCCCCCTACTTTCTTTAGGTTGTTGTCTTCGTAATTGCGCCGGAGATCGGCCAAGTTACACTTGCAGTCGCTAATTCACCGACGGATCCGTTAATCGGAGTCCATTCTGAAACTAGCGCCGAGAATGCGTACTGCGGATTTACTGCTGTTGTTGTTCCTGCGACTGGCTTTGCTACCACGCTGACTGCTGTTCCGAGAAGTGGGTAGATTGTTTGTTCTACTTCTCCTGTTGCGTAGTCCTGGTGAAATTCGAACGTCACAGAATTGTCTGCTAATCCGGCCACACGTGTCTTCGCGGTGTTTCCGAATGCAGTGGTTTCTACGATATCAAATGTTGAATTTAGAGAGATGCTCGAAATATAATCCGAGAGATCGGTGCTTCCAAATACAACAGATGCGTTTGTTAGTACAAGTCTTGGCATTATACGACCGCCTTTGTGATTGCTCCGGTTACTGGCCAAGTTACAGATGCAGTGGCCAATTCACCGACGGATCCGTTGATCGGAGTCCACTCTGAAATAATAGCAGAGCATGTATAACTTGGATTGAATGCGCCAGTGGCGGAGCCGTTTGGCTTGACGATCACTGCTGCTGGTGTTCCTAGAAGTGGATAGATTGTCTGCTCCACTTCGCTGGTTGCGTAGTCCTGGTGAAATTCCAGGGTGATTGAATTGTCTTCTAATCCAGCAACGCGTGTCTTTGCTGCTGTTGATGAGAATGCGGTGGTTTCGACGACGTCGAATGTTTCATTCAAAGTTACTGATGCGACCAAATCGCTCAGATCAACTCCACCGACGGAGATAAATGCGTTTGTTAGAAC